ATCTTAAATGTTTCTAAATTCGAATTTAGAAACATATATGATCAAGTATGTTAAGTTAAAACATGGGTATTTTAGGTAAAATCCTTCCAATTGCTGTCATAGCTGCTGCAATTATCTATTTTGGTAATATAATTAGTCGTCCGGCCGCTGCCTCGGCATCTGCTGGCGCATTTGGAGAAACAGGTTCCGCTATTGGTAAAGTCTTATCTAATCTCGGTTCTGGTGCCTCTGAATTAGGAATTGGAATTGGTGAAGGTGGCGTCGGCTTGCTTAAACCATTTTGGGAGGTTAAAAATTTAATGGCGATGGTCCCAGTAATTTATGATTCTACAGTAGCTGGTGCTGCCAACAGTAGTGCAGCAGCACAGACACAAGCTGGCAATAAAGGCACAAGTACGATCACCTGGTCTAGTGGTACCACTGCATCTGTACCAACATTAAGTGCAGCCGCACAGTCATTTTATGCATCTAAAGGAGTTTCCGTTACTTGAAGAAAGGTTCAAAGGCTGCTAAAGCCTGGGGCGCAAAAATGCGCAGATTAAGAGGAACCAAGAAAAAGACTAAACGAAAATCAACAACAAGAAAAAGAAAACGAAGCACACGCAAAGGCGGTATTAGAAAAACTGCAAGGCGTGCCTATAAAGGGCTTAAAAAGCGTGTTTCTAGGCGTAAAAAGTCATCAGAGAGTGCGTGGAATTTCTAAACCCAAATGTATTTCTCACCGTGACATGTAGGACAATCTTCAAATGTATTGTAAATTGGGTCAAGTTTATTTGAGTTAGTCTGAAAGTCTACGGTTCTGATAATTCCATGTGGGTGACCGTCTACGGTATCAGCGCAAGTCTTACAGGGTTTGTATTCCTTCAGCTTCAGCTCCAGGTTGGGCCTGTTGATTACTGGTTGTGTTAGCGGATTTGATTTTCTCATATACCTTTTCTATTAGTGTAGGGTCTTTCTTAACTGCTTCTTCAATTTGTGGAATTAAGAAGGATGCAGCCTTTCTATACTTGCCCGGAACTAACTGCATAATCACTTCACCCAGACCTGAGTTTTTCATATCACTGTCTGTTACTGTTTCACCTCGTTTAGACCTGTTAAGGGCCTGTTGTAAACGCCTAATTTCAATTCTATCTGTATCATTACTTACTCTCTTACTTTCTGCTATAGATTTAATGTCAGCTTCAAAGTCTTTAATGCGTTGCCGGGAATGTTTGTTAGTAGTAGACCTACTCCTAGCAATATACATACAGGAAATACCGCCAGATATACACGCCACCAAGATAAGTGCTGCTGATAAAATCTCTTCCATACCATAAATATAAGATAATTACTTAGATCTAAGCGTTTCTACTTGTGTATTGGTTGTCATTTGGTTGTCATTTGGTTGTTTTTGGTTGTTTTTGGTTGTTTTTTGTTGTTTTTGGTAGGTTTTGGTTGACAAAAACACTGAACAAACTACCATGGTTATTACTTCTATCCTAAAAAATTCAAAAATAAGCTATGTAAGCATCTAAAGGGTCGTGTTTTGGGCTGAGTGTGGGTGTGTGAACCAATTTTTACATGTGTGTGTCAATTTGTGTGTGTTCTACATTGTTAAATAGAACTGGAGACTTAGAAGAATATGAGAGGGGGGTTAGCTTTCACGCGTACTGCAATAAAGCATATAACTTCTCGACCAGCTAGCTATATCCGGTCACATAAGAACCCCGATATGCAATTTAGCGCTTACCCCCCCCTCATTTACAAAAAATTGACTGTAAAAGGGGGTGAAATAAAATAGACTGGATGAGTGCACCAACAAAAGCAGCTAAAGAGTCGGGGCGCAATGTGGGAAAAATAAAGGTACGGGCTTGGATTAGTAACGATATGAGTTTTTGGGCTTTACTTGAACAGATACGTTCACAGAAAGGATTCAAAAATGTTCATGAAGCAGCGTTTTACTGTGTTTATGAAACTGGTAAAAACCTGGGTCTAGAAACAGGATGACAGGATTATACCGACAGTTATTCAACGCATCAGAAGAAACTATAGGGCTACAGTATGAAATAGAAGAACAGACCAAAATATCTTTTAATGTCCATTGTGCAAAATGCGGCAAGTTCAAACTGAAACACACTAAATCAAAATATTGCCTAAAATGTCTTGGTTTAAAATGAAATGTTTTAACCCCACTTGCAAGTGTGGAAATATTGAACTTGAAAGAGTTTTAAAAATTCGTTGTCGAAATTGTCATTGTTCAATAACATACGACTGTGAAAATATCAGCCTCTATCAACAAAACACTTGATAAACTTCAAAACTGAGATTTGAAGTTTAATCCACATTTTTTTTAACATTAACTTAGCAACACACCATATACTGAAATATTACTATCGTTATGCCAGTTTGCCGCCGTAAATACAGTTAAAGATGAAAGTGTAGACCCTGCGCTAAAAATAGCACTATCAACGTGGCTTGATCTTCTAGCGGGAACGCCGCCGTCACCTTCTGCATCGGTGGTAATTCCGTAATTATCAACACTACCGCCGCCTGTTTCAATTAAAGAAATTCTTGATTTAAAATGAACACCAGAACCCGCCACATTTGTAGAGGCTGGAAATAAAACAAAACTAGGCTCCGAAGTTCCAGCACCTCGCAAATAATTGTTTATTGCAGCACCGTTAAAATCAAATCCATAGCTCGGTTGATATGCAGTGCCGCCCACTCCATTTAATTGCATTTCACCAATTCCTAGTGTAGCGGTTTGTGAATTTAAATTTCCAACTACTATAATTTCAGAATAGACAGTCTGTAAATTTAACACAGGGGAAAAGGTGAAAGTTTTAGTAAGTGCTGGTGTTGCGTCGGCATTGTAACTATCTAATAATTGATATTTTCCCTGAGCTGGGTCCGACACCCACGCTGGGGCAGCCCCTACAACCTGAAGCTGGGTTCCAGCACCACCTAGGGCTAATTCTTGTAAATGGCTTCCATCCGAATACGTGACTGAACCCGCACTCATATTACTTTGAGTGATATTCTGAAAATTCAAATTTCCTCCGTCTTGCAAAATCGTACTATCATGAGTATGTGGTTTTAGAATATTAGAACCGCCGCCAGAAAATCCCATTAACTTAACACCTTTATAAATTCTTTATATTTTTTAAGTAACTTTTTTTTTTCTTGTTGATTCATTTTATCCTCTCTCCGTTGCAGTTCTGAAACGTTGTGCTTCTGTTGAAAGATACATTGGAGTTACCTGACTTAATACATGAACTGCACCAGCAGCCCCCGCTACAATTTGAACACGAACAATGTTCTGATCGTTTATGTTTTGATCTGCACCAGCAGACAATGAAACTAAAGGCTGACCATTGACAGAAAATTGACACGCATTTACAGTGTCTTGATTTTTTATTGCAACTGAAATTGCAATAGCTCGATATTGTGCAGGGTATTCGATTGTAATGGTAGCTCCTGCTGCGATAATATCAGCAACATAAGTAGAAACAGCCGTTGGGTCTTTTGGCATAACATTGACAACATAACCCAAGATATTTTGTGGCATTAAAGCCTCCTAAAACAAATTAGAATATTTCATTATAAATGAATATTGTGCAATTCCGCCACCAGTAACTACTTGTCCAGACTGCCAAGATAATTGTTTTCCGCCAGCTTGTCCACCAACAGTTACACCGATAGGTCCGAACACAACACGACCTGCACTGGCTGCACTGGATGCTACTGAAAAGTTTGTAACACCTGATTGAATACCGTTAACTAAAACATTTGTTTCATATGCTGCTGCCCCTGGTGGGTCTGGATTATTAACACAATCTAAAATTGTATTACTTCGATTAAGTTGCTGAATTGTTAAACCTGTAACGTCATCAGTTGATGGTGTAAAAACATTAAGCGCTGCACCTGTTGTCGTATAAGATCTCATAAGTGGAACTGCCATTAGAGGCTGTCCACCTGTACGTTGCCTTCTGCTGTCGGGCCTGTAAATGCTGTTAAACTGCTACCCATGAAACTAGTTGCTATTGCACCTGCTGCTGATTCGATTCCACCAACACCATAAGCACCTAATGTGGTTATGGCCTTACCCATTGTAGAACCTGCAATTGTAGGTGCTATTGCGCCCAGGATTAAACCTCCTAAGCTTGCAATTCCCGCACCAGCTAGAACCTTGTTTAGAGTCTTGCCTGATTTTAGTTTAAATGCCACGTATTGAGATCTCAAGAGTAGATCTTAAATGTTTCTAAATTCGAATTTAGAAACATATATGATCAAGTATGTTAAGTTAAAACATGGGTATTTTAGGTAAAATCCTTCCAATTGCTGTCATAGCTGCTGCAATTATCTATTTTGGTAATATAATTAGTCGTCCGG